AAGACTTATTGAATTCTTTAAATCAACCGCATTTTTTAAACTTAATGCATTTTTAATAGTAATTCCATTTTTAGTTGTTACTCCCTGGAATAAACTTACTGCAAATACATTTAACGATCCAATTATATTGGTAATGCCAGTAACTTCAAGTGATGCTGGGACAGCAAGACTTCCTAATGGTGGACCTATCATGCAAGTTGCACGAGCAATTCCTATTTGCGGAGTTGCTCCAATGTAAACTGGACCATTAAGAACTGCAGTTCCTGGGGTTACTCTACTCGATGCAGTTAAAAATGAAGTGTCAACCTGACCAACGATTAATTTATCGCCAATGGTTGCAATGGAACATAGTGCTGGCATATTACAATATAGATAAGAATTTCTTTAAATTACCTAAAGCATTTAGGATTTGGCCTATAAAAGAACCTTGAAAAATGTCAATCAAAGATGAACTAGATTGTTGCACTCCTGCTGCCTGTTCCACAAATTGACCCATAATATTTACTGAATTTTGTGCAGGGATATCAATATTTGTTCCTTTTATTCTGCTCGTTGGACCATCAATCTCAACTACTTTCCCTGCTTGGATTGTTACCTCACCATCACCATCTTCAGCAACTAAACGAATGCTTCTTGCTTTTAATGTAATTTGACCATTCACTGCTTCAAAATGAATATCTCCATTCCTAGCATAGATTATTTTTGCTGGTTCTTTTTCATTTACTTTTCTTCCACAAACCTCTAAAGATGTTTTTAAGGAAATGTCCCATTTGTCACCATCTTTAAAATACGTATACCCAGTATGTTCATCTGTAACGAGACCAAATCCTACATCTTTTCCATCAATTGCTATTCCAGACTGGACTTTATACCCAAATCCCTGCTGCCACCATTCTTTCTTCTGTTCTGTCATTAGATATAAGGGAGTTTTTTTTATTTAGTAATACAATCGATGACTTCAATGACACCAAACTGATTAACAACTGTAATTTTGTTAAATGATGGTGTAAATTGCAATACTGGATATATTGTTGCTCCTTGTCCAGTTTCTGTTATGATTTCTGCTTCTCCTGGATTAATATCAAAGGTATTACTACAGACACCAGCAACTGAAGTTACACCAACTATAGAACCAGTTGGTGTGACAATTACATTATACGTACATTGTCCAAACTTAATCTTATCTCCAGAAGTATAACCAAATCCTGGATTGGGTATAGCAATATTTGTAATTATACCAACAATATTTGTTCCGATTCCAGTAAATGTTCCAATACCAGGGAATGGAATATTTGGACCAGGTGATGCAGTGGTTCCGATACCAACATTTCCCCCACCTTCATCTGGAATTGGAGTTCCAGGTGGAGATTCATTTGGTTGATTTGGAGAGGGTGGAAGAATAGGAGAAAGTCTATTTCCAATTAAAATAGTAGTTTTTGCTACATAGTCATCTTCAGGATCATATAAATTAAAAACTAAAGTCTCAACTGGTTCTGTTTGATTATCTTGCCTTACTTTTACTTTTAAAGTTGCTGTGTTACCGACTATTTGTATTTTATTTGATAGAGAATCAATTTCTAAATCTTCTATCGTTACATCACCAGTAATATCATAATATAATTCTGTACCATCTTTCACATTGGTTGTATTAATTGTAAAAGTTATGGTTTCCCCTTCAAATACAGTATACTTATCGGCATAAACTGCATATGTTGGTGGAATAAAAACGGTAGAATAGTTAGCAGGACAATATCCAGACCCACCATTTCTAACATAGATGGACTCAATTTTACCATCCACGACTTTTGCTTCAAGTCTAGCACCACTTCCATGATTTGTATTGTCAATTACGTATATTGATGGTTCTTTTTGGTAACCCTTTCCTGGATTTATTACCTGAACAGTGAGTATAGAACCATCATTCCCAACTATTGGGATTGCTTCACCATTAATTCCTGTGCCAAATATTTCTATAATTGGGGGGATACAATCTGCAGACTTAGTTCCAGGTGGATTTTTAGTTTTGTCTTTTTGGTTAGTTGGATTAATTGCCTTATTTGCACAATCCCTAAATGGAGATGGTCCAGTATAACCAAAGAGAGAAGTTGAACCCAATGCGTTGTCTATATTTTCATTAATTCCCCTCATAAAGTTTAATTTTTTAAGGGTTCTTGACCAACTATCTTTGCTACTCTTTGTAGAACCAGAATTTGAACACCACTGAGATACTGTCTCGCACTTTAATTGGTCGCATCCAATAAAGTTTAAAATTTGCTGGGCAACAGAAGATATTTGACTTAATACACTTGTTATTTTTCCTATTCCTCCCATTAACCAATCCAAACCAGACATTACTGGGCCAAGTAAATCTTCAATAAAATCCATTAATTTTCCAAGAATTCCTGCAGTGAATTCCTCAACAGCACACATTGGGGCATTTATTGCCTTTCCAATCATATTAGTTAAAAGATTTACAATATAGTCAATAATTAATGGAATTAATTTTTCAAAAAGACAAAAAATAATATTAATAATATTTTTTGTTGCCTCTGCGACTGGTGGGTGTTGTGGGAGTGGTAAAATTTTTGCAATAAAATCACGAAAAAGAGAAGTCACTAATTTTATAATTGCTCCTCTAAGGTTATTAATTATAAATTTTATAACCCCAACAATTCGTCTTGCAAACCCTCTAATTTCATTTATTATGTCACGAAATTCATTTAATACTGGATCAATATAAGTTCCAATAAACTCTTGTATTGACCCAATGAATTGTATAAATTCTTGAATTATTTTTGAAATTTTTCCAATTACATTATCATTACATCCATTTTCTCTTGTTATGCAAACAGCAGCTTCTGCAGCAAATTGCTGACTTGCTAAATCTTCTCTAATTGCTTGATCTGCACCTGGTTTATTTTCTTCTCTTGATGATGGTGTTGCTGTGCCAGGAGGTTTATCGGTAGCAACTCCTTCTACTGGTGTCGATGAAGTAGTTGGTTGCCCTTGTACAGCATCATTTTGCTTTCTTATCTGCGTTGCAGACTGCCTCAATTGCCCAGTGTGTCCAGTAAAAGGTCTCAACTGGTCTTTAATTGATTCTGATGGGAAATTTTTAACACTTTCATTTCTGTGAAGACATCCAACTACAACTGGTTGTTGCCCATCATCTCCATCTAAGAAAAATCCAAATGCAGTTTCCCCTCCAGTTAATCTTAAAGATTGCCCAACTCCACCCTGGAAAGTTCCCTCTGCTCCCGTAGTCATTACGTGTGCCCAAGGGAGGTCTTTATCTGGAAGAACCTCCCTATCAAAAGGATGATATCCAATAATTCTTACTTTACAACGATATGCCCAACTTCCACTAGTTTTGTCTTTTTTATTTTCTCCTGCATCTAGAGCAGACTTTTCATCTCTCCAAACTGATGCTGGGGCAACTTGACCAATCCACCAAATGAATCCATCTTTGCCCAAATAATTTGATTTTAATAAAGATCCTTCAATCATCGAAAATTCTACATTCAGGTGCGTTTGGGTTTATATCACAATACAATTCAAAATTCGTCGGACAATCAATAGCATCTGGATTGTGCTGTTGATATTCTAATAATTCTGAAAGATAATTCTCTAAATATCTTTTCCTTTGTTTATTTATTGCAGGACTTTCAAGTTCCTCGCATATGTCAGTAATTGCTTGTTGTAATTCCATTGTTATTACCCATTAGTAGATCCATAAAGACCATAACTATCACGAATTAATCTTAGACTAGTTACAACTTGAGCTGCTTCAAAGTGATGACTCAATTCTTTAATTAAATAATTTCCACTTTGTTGTTTATCAACTTGTTTTTTATCTGTAGCTTCAATTGCTGGGAACTCAACATATATTAAATCTCCAGCTTTTAAATTTATATTACATGGCACTACCATATTTAGTGCTTGTGTGAATAAAATGTTATATCTTGATGCAGATTTTGCCATATCAGCAACATCTCTACCAGAATCTTTCGTGACAGTCTCATTATCCAAAACTCCTCTGTCTGAAGTTCTTACTAAAATTCTTGTCCAAGAATCTCCTAGTTCTTTAGAAACAGCAATTTTATCATCAGTTCCTAAAGAATTTTTTATTTGGTCCTTTAACTTATATTGATAGATATCCATATGACCAGTGTAGAAATCATAAAAATATGTTTTATTTGAATACATTCCAACTCTCAAACTTTTCAATAAATCAATATTTTTTTCAATAGTATAATTTAATATAATGTAAGGATTTTGCTGCTCCCCTGCAGAGACTGCCCCAGTAAAAAGATACTTTTGAATGTTTTTGGAGTTAGCAGAAGAAGAACCAACTTGAGTATTTGAAACTAAACTATCAATACTTTTAAAATTAAATCCTTCTTTATTCTCATAGAACAAATAACCAGCAGTTCCCTTTGCTTCACCAGAATTTCCTCCACCAGAAACACCTCCAGCAGATACAGGCATTGCTTTGGGTCCCAACCAAGTTAAAACCGTAAATGGTTTTCTAGTGTTTGAAATAAAATTATAACTGTTAGATGTATTCTCTATATTTTTTGCTTTATATTTTTCTGTCCTTAAATCATTTTTTAATATTGCCTCTACGGTTGTTTTTATATTTCCTTCATATCGTTTAAAACATCTTGTTGTCTCATTTGTAATTCCTTCTCTAGAAACAAGATGTAGTGTGAACATTTCTTTAGTATCTTTTGCAATTACATCACTAACTTTAAATACGTACATTGAATATATTTCATCTAAAGTAAATTCACCAGAAGCAGTTGTGACACTAAATGAAATTCTTTCTCCTCCTCTTATTGGAAGAAAATTATAAATGGATGTTGAGTTTGAAATAACCATATCCATAGTCACACATGGAGAAAGAATATCCTCATAGTAATTTGAAAATAAAACAGAGTTTGTAATATCTACCTTTTTCTTCCCATCGAGAGATTCGATTACAATAAAATTAAATTGTAAACTTTCTATTGCTGGATTTGCCATTATGTTTGAGAGAGATTAGTTAAAAGAAGAGATTTCATCAAACTATTTACCACCTGAGATTGAGAAACTCTTACTGTAGAAGTTTGTCCCCCAGAACCACCAGAAGGTGCTGTAATTGATGGTGAACCAGCACTGGATTGAGATTGTTGTCCTTCTATTGGAATTAAAACTATAGATGAACCTGGAGAATTATATTCTGGATAATCTGAAATATTTTTTCCTAATTTTGATAATTCCTCTGGAGCAAACATGGATGGGTCAACTCCAAGTCCGCCCATTCCTTCAGAACTACCTTTTAGTAAGTTTTGAAGCTTTTGATTATACTTTTTATAATCAGGGTGAATTTTATCTGCAGCATTAAACCCACCACCAAATTGAACAAATCCTGGAAATTCATTTGCAAGTGCTTGTAATTTTGCATTTATTGGTGATAAGTCTGCTCTATCAACACTAGTTCCCATCAATTGAACTCCTTTTGCTCCCATTTTTTGTGCATATTGTAATTGTTGACGAACTGTTGCTAAATCTGAAGTATCATTAGAGATACCAGATGAAAGTCTAAGAAGTTTACCTTTTAAATCTTGATTCTGAAGCATTCCCATAACATCTTTTGGGTTTGCTCCAACTGTAGCAGTTCCAGCAGATCCAGAAGCATCTTTTGACCCCTTTGCTATACTATCTCCAATTGTTAACATCGGGGCAGAAGCAATATCATTAGCACTAAGTTTCCCTTTCATTGAACCACCAGGAGAAGTTACTGCTTGAGTTCCTGTCTTTATAGGAGCAATTGATGGAGTTTTGGGAGAAGTTCTTAGGAATGGTCTTGGATCAATTATTTTTCCAGAAGCATTATAGAGTTCAAAGTGTAGATGAGGAAAATCAGGTGAACTTGCTTTGTCGGCAGGTGATATTGTTCCTATTTTTTGTCCAGTTTTAACTTCTGTCCCAGTTGATACATTAGACAATACGTGAACATATCTAGTCATTGTACCATCTTTATGTTTAATTCCTATTGTTTGACTACTTCCACCACCTTTTTGCCAAGCATATCCACGACCAACTTCAACAACAGTTCCTGCCATTGCTGCTAAAACTGGATCTCCTGCTTTTTGGTCCGCAATATCTTGCCCTGCATGAATTCTTCCTCCAGAACGAGCAGCACCAAATTGTGCTCCACCATAAGTGCTTACATGCCCAGTAACAAATGGAGCAACTCTTTCTACATTATCAAATCCTGGATAATTTGCATCAGTAACTCCTTGATCATTTACTCCAGGACCAGTATCATTTGGATCTACTGCACTATTATCTGTATATGTATCTGGTCCAATGTCACTTCCATCTACTGAAAATCCCATTGCAAATTTACTAAATCTATCAACGACACTCGAAAATTTGTCTAGTGCATTTTTAAATCCTTCATCACCCTCAGCAAGTCCTTTTTGTTTTTGTTCTTGTGCTTTAAGACGTTCTTGCTGTTTTTGCTCTAAAGATTTTTCTCCACTAACTCCTTCATATGCTCTATCAGCAGCAAATCCTCCAAGGAAATTTCCTGCCATGCTACCAATAACAAATCCAATTCCAGGAATAGGTATCAGAGTTTGTCCAATTGCACCACCGAGTAAACTACCAGCAAGTGCCCCTCCAGCACCTGCTGCTGCTTTCCCCATCGACTCTCCTTGAGCAAGTCCAGTAGCAAAATCAAGTCCAGCAAAAACACTATTTACAATTCCAATTGACCTCAATCCACTGAATCTTATACTTTGTCCTCTCGGAATCGGTTTTGCTGGTTTTGTAGTTGCTTTTGATGGTTCCCCCAAATTGCCCTTTCCTGGAAACATGCTTCCAAGAAATCCACCAATATCTAAAGCACCTCCCAATAAAGAACCCAATAAATTTCCAACATTTCCAAAATTACTAGCAACATTCAAATTTGCTAGTTCTTTTACTTTTCTCTTTGGTGGTAGTTTAATTGCCTCAAGAGATCTGGTCTCTTTAACCATAAACGTAGCAAAAGATTTATAATCTGATTGCATACCAGACAAATCACGTTTAGTCTTACCATTGTAAGAGGCAATGCTATTAAAAGAAGAAACCAGAGGAGATGAAATTGCTTTTGCCATTATCCGTCAACAATATTATAAACTATTTTTGAGTAAATTGTTAAGAAATTAGCAGAATCTGAGGATGGATACATTGGTATAGTTGGTCCGTCTTCACCCGCATTTGGGGGAGGAAGAATAACTTGTCCACCACCCCCAGATGGTTGCTGTGGTTGTCCTCCAGTCAATCCAGGTAATGTTACTATTGATGGTTTTGCCTGCGATGGTGGTGGTTGAGAAATGTCTTGTGCTAATTTTGCCCGTACTTCAGGTGCAAACATAGACGGGTCAACTCCCAATCCACCCATTCCAGTATCTGGCTTTACTTTAGGTGTTCCTTTTGCTTTATTTAAGAAAACATCATAACGTTTTTTAGCCTCAACATAAGATATTTTTCTCATTCCTTCCCAAGCAACACTACTTCCAGCTTTTTTGTAGTCAGATTCAGTCATTGGTCTATTGACATCTATCCCAATAGATGTTGCAAATGCCAAAGCCATTTTATCTTGGTTTTCTGGACTATAAAGATCATTTGGATTTAGCCCTGCAGATTTCATTGCACCCATCATTGTTTGTGGTATAAATTGATACCTTCCCATAGCATGAGAGTCTGCTCCATACTTAATTGCCCTTCCACCAAATCTATCGGGAAGTTTTCCAGTCATTAATTTAGACTTCATGCCCATATCATAAACTTCCTGTATGGTCATTTTAGTCAACTCTGGTATCTGCTCACCTCCAACAATTGTATTATAAGTTCCTGCTTCAGTAGAACCAACTGTTGCTAAAAATGCTTTTTGTTCTGCTGTATCTCCAGAAATAGTGGATGGGTCTATTGGAGAACCAGGAGAAGCAGGACTAGATGATGGTTTCGATGCTGGTGCTCCTCCTCCAGGGGCACTAGTCGAAGGAGTTTGTCTTGCTGTTGTTTTTGACCCACTTATCATCTCTTCAACAGCATTTGCAAATTTGTTCACAATAAAGGAGAAGGTATCAATCAAACCAACTGGCATTGTGGGAATCTGAGATGCACTTTGCAATCTATCACTATCGGCAAGTGCATTAACTGCCATTCCTCCACCAATTGCACCAAGACCCAATCCCAAAAGTCCTACTCCTCGTCTTCCTACTTTAGCATTTCTCGGAGTTGTTCTTCTTAGTGGTCCCCCTGGAACATCAACATCCAAATTTAATCCTGGACTTACACCAGGAGATGCTTTTGGTAAATTTGATAATTGCGTTACTATTTTGAGTATTGTTTGTCTAATTAATTTTGCAAGTTCAAAACTTTCCGTAAAAGAAGATTTAAGGGTTTTAAGACTTTCTCTTAATTGTTTTATATTTTTTCCACTTCCAAAGAAATTTACAAATCCAAGAGCATTCTTATAAGCATCTAAAAATTTATCAAGAATGCCGACAGGTTTTGCAGCATCAACATCTTTAATGCGTTTTTGATAATTATCTGTTAGTTGCTTAGTAAAATTGGCAGTCTGCTGTCTTATATTTTGCACAACAGTTTGCAGTTGAGTTACTTGAGAACCTTGCTGCTGTCTAATCTGTTGTATTTGATTTGTAGTATTTGTTACTACTTGTCTTATCTTTCCGTCTACTTGCCTATTTGTTATATTTGTAGCGTTTCTAATACTATTATCGACCTGATTTAAAATATTGGAAGAAATAGTACTTACAATGGAATTAATATCTGGAGTTACTGGTTTTACTGCAGCGCGTTGAAATCCTACAATCTTGTTTGCGGCTGAAGCAACAACAGAAGACCCTAAAGGTGAACCACCAGAAATAAAATTCTGAGCAGACTGAACACTTCTTGGATTTCTTCTTACTATTGATTCTGGTCTAAGGGCAGATTTAATTGCCATGTGCTTGCTGTTGTTGCTTCAGTTTTTCTTCCTCAATATGCTGTTGCAATAATCCAACGTAAATATCCCTTTCCCAAGGCATCATATTTTCAATCTCAGTCAAAGAATATTTATGGAACTGCATGAGGGCAAAATTTATTCTAAAATATGCCTCAAGATCCATATGAGACATGGTTAACCGAAAAAACTGGTTAAACCCTCCAACGTCACCTCGTTCTCTACTCCAGTTTTGGGATTTTTGACTTTAATTGTGTGGGAGAGTTTTGGCATGGTCTCAAAGAATTTTTCAATCTTTTTAAATTGATTGGAATTCATTTGCTCAATAAACTCAACAAGTTCTTTTTTGGTGCAATCTGATGCTGCCCAAGATTCTTCATCACTATAAACCATATCAATACACGAAGCAATAATATCAAAAGATTTTTCAATATTGCTTTCACTTTGTGAATCACTAAAATCAAAATTGTTTTTGATAAATTGATCTAATGATGGATATTTCATTCTCATCACTAAATTATCATCCAATTTAATATCAGGAGAATGCTCTGGATTTTTCTGAACCTGAATCTCATCAATATAAATTGTAACTGGAACTTGAGTATTTGAATCATCATCATAACAAGTTACAATTAAATCAATATTTTCTCCTACTGATTTTCCTCTTACGTTCAAAAATACATATTCAATATCAAAGGTTGGAAGTTCTTCGACTTTCACTCCTTTGGTAATAATACATTCCTTTAATACCTGTTTTATTGCAGTAGTAATCTGCTTAGTATCTTGTGATTCTAATGCAAGGATTAAAATTTTCTCTTCTTTTACTAAAAATGGTCTGTATTTTATAGTTTTTCCGTTTGATGGTAATTCCAACTCATATGTTGGTGTAGAAATTTTTGGTAAAGGCATAATATCCTGATATAGGTTTCAGTAAAATTATTTAGAGAAGATCCTTTGTCCCATTATTTTTTTCATAAACATATCTACTATAACTAAACTCAACTGTTGTTTTTGTTACAGTACTTCCCTCGTATGAAACTGGAAGTGCAGTTATGTTTGTAGGAAATGCATCAATTAATCTATATGTAATACTTGGAACATTTCCCAATTGTCCCCCACCAGATCCTGGGTCTTTGCGAAAATTTCTTTCAAATTTAACAATACTAATTATTCTTTTATACTCATCTGGATATCTCATCCTAAAGAAATGATTTCTATCTTTGGAATCACCAAATCCATTATTAGTTACAGGAAATTCTCCATTACCACCATGAATAGGATTGATAAAGTTCATCCATTCCTCAAATAAACGAATAAGTTTATAATCATTATCAACATAAAAAGTTAAAGTTATTGGAGTATATACTCTTCTTGTTGGAATTCTTTCTATTACACCTTGACGACTTCCTGCTTCCTCTGCTACCTCAAAAGTTGCTCCTGGAATTACTGCCTCAGAGCAATAAAAATCATAATATGCATTTTGAGCTAGATCAATAGTTAATCCAGCATTTGTTAACCACCTCATCAATTTATCATCAGATGAAGTAGAATTTGTTAAATGTAATGCAACTTTAAATTGACTTGTTAGAGATACTGCACCAATTATATCTCTAGCACCAGCCATTTCAACGGCGCCATCTGTTCTTGATAGAGTTGTTTTTACATAAAGTGGACCCACTCTTGGGTATCCTCTTCCTATTCCTTCTTCTGGCATTTATAAATATTTTAAAAAAATACCTATACTATGTATGCCACACAAAGATGATTCTGGTTATAGGCAAGGAAAATTTAGACCACAAAAACCAGAAAAGTATAAAGGCGACCCAACAAAAATAATTTATAGGTCATCATATGAATTAAAATTTATGCAATATTGTGACTTAACAGAAAGTGTAAATGAATGGAAATCTGAAGAATTTTTTATTCCCTACATATCACCAATAGATAATAAAGTCCATAGATATTTTCCTGATTTTTTTGTTAAATATAAAGATAAGCACGGAAATACTCGTACTTTAGTTGTAGAAATAAAACCAGAAAAAGATTTAAAAATGCCAGACCAAAACCCAAAAAGAAAAACAAAATCTTGGGTTTATAATGTAAAAACATGGGCAATAAATCAAGCAAAATGGAAAGCAGCAAAAGAATATTGTGAAGATAGAAAATACGAATTTCGCATTTTAACTGAAAAAGATTTGGGGATTTCAGTGAAATGATATCAGAAGAAGTAAAAAACCAAGCAGGAAAAAAATTTAGAAGTAGCAATTGGTGGACAAATGCTACGATGAATGAATTGAGAAATTATCAAAGAAAAAATATAAACGAATTTGATACTAATTTCATTGTACCTGGAGACTTAGTTTTTTTCTTATATTCTGCGAAATATCCACAAAAATATCTTTGGTGGGATAGGCATCCATTATCCTTTATTGTTGATGTAAATCCAAGAGAAGGCAGTTTTGTTGGAATTAATCTACATTACTTAAATCCGCAATATAGAGGAGGATTTGCAAAATCACTCCTAAATAAAACAGGAATTTCTAATGCACCAAAAAAGACTATTCACAAATATCTTTTCTCTGGTGTGATGAGTGAATTATTTAAAGTCCCAAAGAATGATTGGGTTGGTGTTTCATTATTGCCAACAGAGCAATTTGTAGATAAAAACGGATTATCTGTGCCAAAATACCGAGTCTGGGACGCACCATAAATGAGTTACAAACTATTAAAAGATAACAGATACATTTCTGGAATTGCTCCACTTGGAGTTCCTTTAGGATTTGGTTTAAGATATGACCCAGATACTGGTGATTATGAATTAAAACAAAAAGGTCTTGGTGGTAGTTACGATATTGGAATTGGACTAGCAGTTTTTTATAAAAATGGAAGTTGGTATGGGGATGCACTAAATGACCCAAAATTATTCAAAGATGGAAAACCAACTGCATTGGCAAATCAAATTAGTGAAGAACTAAGAAGAGAAGTTAGAGCAGCATATATTAAAGGTGGAGGAGCAACAAAGGGACTAAAATTAAATAAAACAGCACTAGATCCAACAGGCACCGCAGGAATTAACAATTTTTTCCCTGGAACAAACCCAGGAATTGCAACTGCTGTACCTGGTGGTACAGTTTTATCATCTCCTCCAGGTTCATTACCAAAATTTACTGACCCTCTGGATTTTCCTAGTGTAAATGAAGATTCTCTCTTTGGATCACAACAAGTAATAAAAGAAAGATTGCTCATTTATCCAAACGATATTCTTGAAAATAAACAAGATACGATGAGGATAACAATGTATAATTATTCTGCACCTTCTGGTGCGAATTTATTTGGAGGACAAAAACCAGGAGATATTTTAAAAGAAGGTTTACAGAGGTTGAGTGGAGCAAAAATCGGAAAAGAAGATTTTAGAGGAACTGTAATTTTACCAATTCCAAATAATGCTGCAGATTCAAATTCTGTTGGATGGGCAGAAGATAGTATGAACAATCTAACATCGGCAATGCTATCTAAACTCAATGAAGACCTTGGTGCCAGTTTAGTTACTTCGGGTGTATTGGGAGCACTCAATATGGCAAAAGGAGTTAACTTAGCACCAGGCATACGAGCACTTCAGTTACTTATGGAAGCAAATCCAGATTTAACAGACCCTAAAGTATTGAAACAAATTCAGGCACTTGGTAATTCACTAATGATGAAACAGGCAGCATTTGATATTTCTCCAGAAACAATTCTGGCACGAGGGTTGGGAGTCGTACCAAACTCAAATATGGAATTATTATTCAACTCTCCAAAACTAAGAAGTTTTGAGTTTTCTTGGAGAATGAGTCCAAGAAGTGAAAAAGAAGCAAAAAATGTAAGAAGAATTATAAGATTTTTCAAGCAAGGAATGGCACCAAGAAAACTAGGAGCAACGGCTGCTGGTGCAGCATCCGCATTACTAGGTTCTCCAAATGTATTCAAGTTGCAATACAAAACAGCAGATGATAAACCAATTTCTGGATTAAATAGATTTAAATTGTGTGCTTTAACTGGTTTTAGTGTAAATTACACTCCAGATGGTCAGTGGTCTGCATATGATAAAGGTCAACCAGTATCGGTAAACATTGGAATGGGATTTACTGAACTAGAACCTGTATTCGAAAATGATTACCAAACCAATATTTGGGATGGACTAAAAGATGCACCAGATTTAGATCCAATTGGACCAGACGACGTAGGTTACTAATATGGCATATTTCAGAGAACTTCCAGATTTACAGTATCCTTCTCCATTTAAAACGAGAAACTATATTGATGAATTTGTAACAACAAAAAATATTTTTAGAAGAGCAAAATTAAGAACTGATGTCGCAAATTATGCGACTGCTTTTACTTATTATCAAATATCTGATAATGAGAGACCAGAACAAATAGCACAAAAAATTTATGATAATCCAGAATTAGATTGGATTATTCTGTTAACTAATAATATTACAAATTTAAATGAGGAATGGCCTTTAGATAATGATTCTTTGTATAAGTATATGTTACAAAAATACGGTTCAGATGAAGAATTAGCAAAAATTCATCACTATGAAACCGTAGAATATAAAGACAAATATGGAAGAGTTCTTGTAGAGGGTGGATTACAAGTAGACCCAGCAAAATCAGAAACAATTCAAACAAATCAAAATACAAACGAATATTTGTTGTCTTCTTTCCCAAGTGCAAAAAGTAATACTGTGATTAGTATTAATTTATGCCAAAAATTAACAATATATGGAAGAGATATTAGAACTAGTGAATATTTAATTACTGATATTCAAACAAACATTTCTAATTTAAAAGTAAAATCAAAAACAGGTACAAACAATTTTGGAGATGTTACTGTAGTAAATAGTTTGGCAGATTGGCCTTACAGTTGGGGTGGTGTTTTAAAAGTAAAACGAAGAACTGGGGATGAAGTAGATGTGCAATTAACTGATGCCATCACTGATATTAAAATAAGAGTACCAGAAAGATTATATGAAATTACAGGAACTCTTATAGATGGAGTCCTTCAACCAACATTTAAATTTACTAACGAATTACCAGCATGAAATACCCCTATCCTGGACTAAAAATTTTTATCGAATCTGATAGTCAGATTTTACAATACTTGGATACAGATGGGAGTATACAAACTGTAAAAAACGTAGTTACCCCAGTAACAAACTATGAATATGAAGTAAAAGAGAATGAAAAGAAAAGAACAATATTAGTAATGAGACCTGAGTATATTGGTGCTGTTACTTACGATATGAGAAATATGATGAAGTATAGTAGATCGTCACAATACGTAGATTCAACAACAAAGAGAACATACAACCCAAGAAATAGTAAATAAAAATCCCACAAAACCTTCACGAAAGAAAATTTTGCGGGAAATTTTTTTCGACCTTTTTTTATTTAAAAGGTCTATTTTCAACAGGGGTAGTACTCAACCTCTTTAAATGTTCTAACATAAGGTTCGATTCTTCCATCTCCTGAAACTACTTCTTGACGAAAGACTTCTCTTCTACAATTTCTGTAATATCTTGGTGTATAGTATGAAGGAGACGAATAGTATCCTCCTTTAAATGGTTTCCAAAATTCATCCCAAGTGATTGCTTCCACTGGAGAAGCAATCAGAATTGCAGAAAGAAAAATCAATAATTTCATGATTCAGCAAGTTTTTGGAAGTAACTCAGAGCATCATCATCATCTTCATCATCATAACTGCTCTTGGACGAACTAGAAGTCACATCATCAAAGGAAGCAGACTTGGACGAAGAAGATGTTTCACCACGACGTTCACGTTCCCATTCTTCCTCTTCAGCAACAACTTCTGGATCTTGGTTCTTAGGAACACCACGAAGACCAAGAGTATACTCAAGACGCTTTTTCAGGTCATCATAAGACTTGAACTCTTTAGGGTCAGTGAAGTCATTCAGGTTATTCAGAGACTTGTAGACACGCTCCAGTTCATCATCATCACCATCAAGAAGAGCAGAAGGAGATGCAAACTCAGACTTATCATAGTTCCAATAACCATCTTTCTTGACAAGTTTCAGTTTGAAGTTAGCACCAGTCCAGAAATCAAAAGGATTGATGGGAGTTTCATCTTCAAACTCAGGTTGCATTGCAGCAAGAATTTTGTCATAAATTTTCTTACCAAACTTATAGAGGAACACTTTACCCTCATTATCTGGATTGGCAGGATCACGAACAACATAGATGTTTGCAAAGTAAGAAAGTTTACGTTTTTGCTTACGTGCTTCTTCCTTATCACGATCCGAACCAGAGTTCCAGAGAACACGATTCTTTTCACAGACAGGACACTGTTGACCAAGAGTAGTGAGGCAGTTGTCAATCAACCAACCACCAGGACCTTGGAATGCGTGAGACCATACCTGTGCCCAAGGAAGTTCACATCCTTCTGGGGCAGGGAGGAAACGGATAACTGCAGAACCTACACCGCTTTTATCCATTACAGGTTTCCAAAAACGGTCATCATCTTTGGAACCAGATTCGTTGAGTTTCTCAACTTGTTTAATGAGTTTCTCGGTAAGAGAACCCAGTTTAGATTGCTTCTTAAGATCAGCAAAAGACATTCGTATTCTCCGTATTAGTAGTATTGAACGTGTGGTACTGTATTGGTACGTATTAATTGTAGCAGGCAACTAGTCAACCGTCAAGGGTTTTCTCAAGAGACTCAATTGTAGACTCAAGCATTTTAAAGAAATCATCGACAGTTCCATCTTCTGCCAAACCAAACATTTTAGCAGAGTCAATAATTCTTTTTTTCAATGCAATTGCTTCTGGGTCATCTGATAAAGACAATCTAAAAATAAAGAGTTTCTGTTTTTCAAGAAACTCTCGCATCAATTCAAGATGTTCTTTTTTTCCATCAGTATCATAGAATGAAAGACCTAAAACTTGTTCGAAAAGTTTTTGTTGAATTTCTTCCAATTCTACTACAGATTTTCTGACCATCTCTGAATCAAAAAATCTACTCATAATACTATCTCCTTTAAGATTTTTGTAAATTTTGCCTCATCAATATTTAGGAATGGTTTATATTTCTTAATTTTAAAACTTACGGTTTCCCACACTGGGTCTAAAAGTTTTTTATCAAATTTAGAAACATAACCAAGGATGGAATCTAATATTACTATGGTTTCCAAAGTAATTGCATTTTGTAAATATTTTTTTAATATTTCTGGATGTTTGTTTGGTTTACATTCAAACAAATAATCTAGATTTTCTCTAGAAATAAAAACTTGACTTTCAGTTTTAAACAAATAAGTTAAACTTTGATATCGTTTTAACCACTCTGCATAATTTTTTTCACCACTAGAAATTATTTCCCCAATCCATAATGATTGGGGGTCTGTACTTTCTATGAAACTAGCAACAAAATAAAACTTTATCTCATCATCCGTTTTTTGACGAGATAATTTTTCAAAAAAATATCTATCTTTTCTTTTATGGAAAGAGTCTATAGATGCTCTTGATTGCCCACAATACTTAAAGTAATCATATTTTTCTTTTGTAAAGTGGTTTTTTATAGACAAATAAGTTTTATAAACATCAAAGGGAGTCACGATTCAAAAATTCAAAGTTGCCCTACTGGTTTTTTTAAGGAAGTTTAATTTTGTTGCTTCGTATTTTATTTTTTCTTTAAGAGGTTTTGGAATTAATTTTGGTACTGTCTCTATTTCTATTGAGTTTTCCTCACAATAAGTAACAATTGCATCGATATAACTTATCTTAGAAATTTTTACAATGCTTTCAATATCTTGAGCAAACTTTTGTGGACATAGGAACTTATCTTTAATTACATCTTTGATGTTATTTTCCATGTTAATTAAGTTTACTGTTAACAAACTCTCTAATGTATTTTGAGAGCAACTTAATATATTTTTGTTTATCATATTCTTCATAGACAACGCATTCTCCATTTTCACATGCCATTAAAATTACTAATTTTTTAACTGGTATATCAGTTAACTCATAAAACATGCAAGCATATGCTGCACATTGTACAAAATAATGCTCAATCCATTCAAGGGGTTTTGGCTTTTTAGATGTTTTAAAATCTATAATTGCCAATTCTCCATTATATTCCGCAATACAGTCTACAGTGCCAGCTACTCCAAGAACTTTACTGTAAAGAGAACTTTCTAAAGCATGAATATTATTTATCTTATTTAATTCTGGTTTTGCAATCTTAAATAAAAATTCAGATAATGGTTGAACTTGAGGGAGTTCTGGAATATTATAAAGATAATTTTCAACCAGACTATGCATATCAGTTCCACGACTAGTTGCTTGTCGTGTAATCTTATCTGCTTTTTCTTCTCCTACTTTTTTTCTCCAATCAGCAAAAAATTGCCTATTTTTGAACGATGTTACTGAAGTAATAGAAACAAATCGTAGTAATTCTTCTTTGTCAGGGATTTTATAATAACGAACCCCATCAATCATCTCCCTTTCCAATTTGGGTAGGTTTAAATCAATGTGACTAAACCTACCATCAAGTTTTAAATTATCATCCATTCAAACCAGATTCCATTTTTGCAATCAGATATTCTTTAACAAGTCCAGAACG